GCCGGGTCTCAACTTGATTTCGTCGTAGTATTTACTCTTAGTGTCCTCTAAAAATTTACGGGCTTTAGCAATTTCTTCTTTGAAGGCAAGTTTCTTTTTCTTTATATCTCGCTCTTCATCCACTTCTTCGTCATATGAAAAGTTATCTTCTAATAAGAAGTTAACCTCTTCCATGTCTAAATGTGGTTTAGTCTGTTTGTAGTATTCTCTAATTAAAGCATCGTCATTAACAGTGGAGTAATCAGCACTTAGTCTAACGTAGTCTTCTACAGTTCCACCTGTCTCTTCCATAAAAGAAACTAGCTTCTCGATGTTTTCAGGTAATTTTTTACCTGTAACTTTTTCATCTCTTACAGCTTCTTTTAATTCTTGCTCTACTTCTTTTGTTTCTTCTTTTACTTCTTCTTCTGTAATTTCCTGTATAGGTATTACATTCTCTTTCTCCTGCTCTTGTTCAACTTCTTTGTTTTTGGCATTGTCAACAACCCTCTCAGGCTCAACATCCCCTTTTTGTTTTTCATCGATAACAAGTTTGATCGGTTCTTCCTCTTTGACAGCATTTTCTGGTTTTTTAGATAAGTCTACTTTAATTGTTTCTTGTTTTTTAGTAAGTTTCTTAGGTTTAGTAGCTTTTTTCTTTACTTTAAACTCACCTTGTTCTAATACGCCATCGGCGCCTTGTTTTATTTCTTCTGACATAATATAATATAATAGTTAATAAAAAATTACTTAGGGCCAAATTGCTCTAAGCCAAATCCACCCATATTGTCATTACCTGCGGATTCAAAGTTCTTAGGTAATAAATCATTTTTTCTTTGATCTATTAACTCAGATTGTTGCGTTGCTTGTATTTTAGTTCGTTCGTCTTTACGATCCTCTTTAAAACCTTCTTGTTGTTGCTTAGCTTGTCCTTGTGCTTGAGCTAACTGCATATTGTATTGGAACTCTTGCTGCATCAACTGCTGCTTAATTTGAGCTTCCATCTCCATCTTTTTTATATCAAGCTGTGACTTAGCATTTTCTAACTGTACTTTTTGTTCAGTTAGTATTTGCTGCTTTTGAGTTTCAGCTAAAGCAGTTTTTTCAGCTAGTTCAGCATTTGCTTGAGCTTGTGCTTGTATATTAGCTTGTTGTGCTTGCTGATCTCTTTCTTGTTTCTTTCTTCTTCTTTGCTTTATCATTTGGTTTGCTAACTTTAAATTAGCAACGTTTCTAATGTCAATAGCATCTTCAAGATCTATTTGACCTGATTGTAAAGCGACTTGAATATTTTGTTCTAACTGTGCTTTTTGCTCCTCATCTGGCTCTAATTCTAAAAATACACCAAAATCATGTATACTTAAATCTATAAGCTCATCTAAAGTTCCTACGTTATATTTAGATATACTTTGTTCTAAAGACATCCTTGTTAAAGGAAACATTAAAGCATCAGCTACTCTTAATGATATATTTTCACAAGCTCTAAGAGTTAAATATAAACTAGCTTGCATTATATGTCTTGTAGCTACATTAGAGTTAGCAGCAGCTAATTTTTGTAGACCAACTAATGATTGCTTATCTGGTAACGTACCATCTCTAGCTTCATTTAAACCGGTCACATCTCTAATCATTTTTAAATAATACTCATAAGTTTGTATCAATGATTGTATTTTACCCATACCATTTGAAGAGGAAAGTTCTTGTATTGGAACTTTACCTGGATTCATACCGCCGTCTTGTGTCATTGATCTACCAACTAAAGATCCAGTTTGAAAATACATATTCAATGCTTCAGCTGGGTTATAATTAGTACCATTACCTAAATCTACCTCTGCTAAACCATCTATATCCATATAAACCCCATCAGGTACTATCCTAGACATCACCTGTTGCAATTTTAAATGTGTTAGCTGTATCATATCAGCAAAACCAGTTATTCTGCTCACAATAGACTCTATACGACCTTTATACATTCTAGGGGCTACTATATTGTAATTCATGTTAACTTTAGTAGTATCAGCATTAGGTCTAGTCATATTTTCAGCCATTTCCCATCTTAACATTTTTTCATGCCCTAGTATTTTGGCTCCTGAATATAAAACTTCAATTGATCTAAAAGCTTTTTTGAAACTTTCATTTTCAGGTGGATTAAATGTATCTGTTTTTTCTATAGCTTTTTCTAGGCCAGTTGCACCTTTTTTAATTTTAAATACTTGGTTCGTGTAAGTCTTGTATTCAAAATATAAAACTTGAACCGTATCATCATCATACCTACCTGACCAATTCCTAGTGTAATTTTGATTGCCTGGGTATTTTTGTATCTCTTCTAATTCATTAGAGGTTAAATAAGGAAATTGCTTTTTAAGCTCTGGCAAACTAATACTTTTAACTTCACCTACATAGTATAAATCTTCAAAATTAGGATCTTCAGTATATGAATAAACTAAACTAGCTGGATCTACGTAATCAACAGTAACTCCTTCAGATCTATTAAAACAAGTCTTTACACAGGATATACCTAAAACTGTTAAATCATAGTTTAACCTTCTTCTAGTTAAGTTATATTTGTTTTTATTTAATATAGTATTTATAACTTCTTCTTCAGCAACCTCAATAGACTGCTTGTAATTCATTTGCATATGAAGCTCTAGCTCTTCTTCGTCAATAGGTGCGTTTTCTTGATCTTTATTAAAGAAAAGATCCATACCTGTAACTTGCTTTACTTTATTTAAAAACTCTTTAGCATTTATATCAACTAGTATGTTTTCAGCATATTTAGTCCTTTTCTTTATTGATGTAGGATCTTGAGCAACAGCTTTAATATCATAAGTTCTTTGAGACATGCCATTAACAACAATATCTACAAACTTAGGTATAACTGGCACGGGTTTCCAGTCTAAATTTAAATATGATAAATCGCCATTAATAGATAATTCGTCTTTGTATTTTTGAATAGATTGTTCTCCTCTAGCGTATAATCTTAGCTTGTGAAAATTATTATAGTTCGTATTAAACCTATCGTACCAGCCTCTATCATTTCTAAACCACTCAGATTCTATGGCTCTACCTACTTGTAAACCATAGTCATAAGAAGCTTTTTCTACATCTGGCACAACCTGATCTGGAAAAGAACTATTGTAATTAGTATTTATCATCTATTTTATTTTTGAATTATAACCCGTGTTATCATATCTTTTAATACCTAAAGCTACAGATTTAATTTGCCTTTTGTTAATAGGTGTATACCTATTTTTATTACAAGCCATTATGGCTAGACCTGAGCTTATTGAAGCATCGTGCTTAGTTCTATTATTTATATTAAACTTAGACCAATCTTCTAATGTCTTTTGATGGTACATATCGCCGTATCCATCTTCTTTTAACCCTACATAAGTTTCTATGTAAGATTCTATAGCAGCAGCGTGTGCTTGCTTAATATCTTCACTTGAGTTAGGTATTCCACCTATCTCTTTTTCAGTTGTAGAAAGTTTATTCCAAACTTTATCAGGCCGATTCATTGAATAATTCCTATAACCTCTTCTTTTTAAATAATATAAAAACCTTGGTTTGTTGTTTTCAGCAAGTATTGGCATACCATAAAATACCATTGCCATTAATACATCTTCAAAAAATATCTCAGCTGTTTGTGGTCTTGATATATATTCTAAAAAGAAATGATTAGGTGGTGCATCTTCCATAGAAAACTTAGTTAAACCATGCAAAGCACCATTAGAACCTTTACCATCTACAGTACCTGATATATCGTAGCTATCTAAACCAAATGCTCCAATATGTTCATTACCAGGGTGTTTACCATTGCCTTTTATTATCACTCTATTTTGTAGACTTTTAGATGGTACCCAACTTATTTGAAACCTACCGTTTCTATTAGGATTGAATATAACCCTTGAATCTTTTATACCATTTTCCCATTGAAAACTACCTACTGTAACAGCTGCTGAGTTATTAAGTTCAGCATTATAATCTATTTGCTCGTATATTTTAGTTAAGTTAAATAAACTATCTTTTGTTTCATCTCTAAACGCATGCGCTTCAGTTCTTGGAAATTGCCTGTAATATTCATTTAATCCATCAGGATCATCCCTTAATCCTTCAACTTCGTTTTCCCAGTTTTCAATAACTCCTGTTGTAATTTCATAACCGTCAGCTCCTTTGATTCCACCCTTTTGTCTAATAAAGACAGGTGATCCATAAGTATCCATGAATCCTTCGTAGTTCCACTCCATAGGGATGAAAAGAGAATAGAGGCCAGAAGATGTTTGTCCGTTTCTATTTCTTTTTGTAACGTCTGAATTGTAGTATAATTTTTTGAAGTTGTTTCCACCTTTGTCTAATGCGTTTGAAGTTGAGCCCATCATACATTTACCTACGATCCTTGATCCCAGCCTTAATGTAGTTTTTGTAACCCTCCAGTTATTTAATATATTATCAGGTCTTTCCCACTTACCACTTTCATCATGAGCTAATAGTTTTAGCTTTTCACCATCATAAGAGTTGTCACCAGTATTTTTCCAATCAATAGTTGTATCAAGTCCGTCTAGTTCTCTAAGCTGTTCATTCGACTCAAGCTTTCTTCTAGTAAGTTTAGATGCTGGAACTCTATAAGCCAATTCAGTTTTCGGCCGGTCCATACCATCTTGAATGGGTTTAAAAAAGAACGGGTAGTTAACTGATATGGGTACAACTTTATCCGTGAACATTTTTTTGGCATCTGCACCAGACTTGGACAATATGCCGAATCTAGCATCGGAAGATATTGTAGCTTGGTTGACAAGCTCAGCGCTTGACATAAAAGAGAATCCAGATCGTCTGTTTTTAAGGTAGCACATTCCGTAACACCTTGTATCTGCTTTACATGCTTCCCAAAATATAAAGAAGAGTCTATTTGCTTCTCTATAATCTGGTGCTCCAATGTCAATTTTTGACCATTGCAAGTACATATAGTGAGTACCAGTAATGTAAGTAGCCAAACCCTTATTATAGAACCAGAATCCTTTATCTCTTTTTTCAAATTCTTTATCAATGTAGTCATACCACTTTTCTTTAAATTCATTTGGATATTCTTCCCAATCAAACCTACTCTTAATCTTACTTAACTCTTTTGGGTATTCTTGTTTTTCCCAGTATTGTTCAATTTTATTTTCGCTTCGTTTAAACGGTTCATCTGCTGCTGGTAAAGCAATCCTGAGATTCTGTATTTCAATGATTTGT